TATTTTTTAAGTCAACTACTTTTTAATCCCAGGAATTAGCTTTCATGGGTTTTATTGTATATTTTTCATCCCCTGTTAAATCGGCTAGAATGGCCATTAGAGAATTGCAATCTTCATGCCGCCACCAAGTATCACATTTTCCCTCTGAGACGTTCTGGCAATTTTCTAGCAATTTTTCCAGGTATCCTGTCATCCACTCCAGGGCTCCAGTTGCCATAGCCATGTCGTCATAATAATTTTGATATTTTAATTTAGCATTATTCATACATCGAGTAATTTGATCGATATATAATTTATTCATTTTCTTCTTGTGGGGTATAAGATGGGGCGGGACCTAATAAATATCCTTCATTATGATATTTAATCATCTTATCTACCTCTTCCGCCCCTACTAATTTACTGGCAATAATGGTCATGACATCGTATATTCTATGTAGCATAATATAGTTGACCATATCCAAATTTTCGGATAAATCTTGTTTTGTTTCTTCTTCGCTCATGGTCTACCTATATCTTCCCAAAATTTCTCTCGACCCATATTGTCGATTTCTTCTATCTCGCCGCTCTCACTTTCCTGAGATGGCTTTTTCCATTCTGTCATATTGATCCAATCCTATTTCATTCCTGTATTCACAAGAAAGGCAGTATAAGTAAATTTTATCATTATTATCTTGATTAGGCATCAGAAGGCCTTGGCATAATGGACAAACCATTTTTGCAACAAGGCCCTCTTCTGCAAGGGTTAAATATTTGGACACAATCTGTATCCTCAATTTATCTCCTAACTACTTTGGAAATTGAAATATCAACTTCTTAGCTTTACTAATAGAATTTGGCCAAGATGACCAATCTACTCCGCCTTTAGTCATATAATACGTTATCTCTGCGTTAATTACTGGATCAAACAATAGTACGTTCGATCTCAGGTCGAATTTCTCTTTGCGATCATCACCAAGGTTACCTAGCATATTGATCTGAAAAATTCCGTAGGAACTGTCTCCAGTATTCCTGTTTCCGTTGTAAGCCATAGGGCGTCCATTGGACTCCGCTTTGGCAATACCCCAAGCCATTTTAAGGGCTTGTCCTTCAAATCCTACAGACTTGAGAAGTTGCAGCAACTCTTTGTCTGTAAGCATATCTGAAGGTTTGTACACAGTGTTGCTGAATTTTTCCAGCGTCTCTTCATTCAGTTTTGCTTGTTGTGCTTTCAAGATCTCTGGTTTTACAATCAGAGCCTCTGCTGTCGTCATTGTTTCAGGCTGGACTCCAAATAGAAATAATGTTATCATTCCTATAACGGACCAGCTATGAGCAACATCGCTCAGCTTTTCTTTTATATTCTCCATTGGTATTCCTCCTTTAGAGATAACGAACTACAATAGTAGCATTGTTTGGCAAATCGTGTCAAGCTAGTTGACCAGAAAATTTTATGATAATTTCATTTTCAACACCAGTGGTTAACATGAAAACCAATAATGGTTACGGCCACGCTGGCACAAAAATAATAGATTCTTTAAAAAATTTAGGACACAAAGTTGGATTTCAATATGCAAAAGCACCAGTTCAATTAAATTTTTCTCAACCTAATTACTTTAAACTTCATAGAAATCAATATCAAATTAGTTATACTCCATGGGAATCAACTGTGATACCAGAAACATGGCGTAAATCACTAAGTCTTGTTGATGAAATTTGGACAACATCTGATTGGTGCGCCAATGTGTTTGAGGATAATGGATACAAGGATGTTCGTGTTTATCCACATGGGATTGAGTCTTCTTGGTTTCCCCGCCGACGTCGTGATGATGGCATTATAAAATTTTTACATGTTGGCGAACCTGCTCCACGTAAAGCTGGACAAATGGTAGTAGATGCTTTCGTTAATCTTTATGGTAATAATAATAATTATTCATTAACAATTAAAGCTTATAAACATAATACTACTAGAATATATAATAATTATATAGATAAGAGTATATTAGGTTTACCAAATGAACTATATAATAATATATATATAATAGATAAAGATATGACAACAGAAGAATTAATTCAATTGTATCATGATCATGATGTTCTTGTCTACCCCAGTTATGGAGAAGGATTTGGATTTATTCCATTACAAGCATTAGCAACTGGAATGCCAACAATATGTATTGGAGAATGGGCACATTATAAAAAATATCTTGGTCCATTAAATTTAAAGTCGGAAGTAATAGATTCTCCTTGGCCTTTTCCACACGAAGGAAAAGTTTATAAACCAAACTATCAACATCTACTTGAACTTATGAGAGATGTTTCTATAAACTTTAATGCATACGCTGGTTATTATTATGCCCAGTCAACTAAGATACATGAAGAGTATAATTGGAATCAGTTGACTAATAATGCGTTTGATCACATTTTTAAAAAGTTTTCTTAACCTCTTCCCTCTATAAATAAAGTTTGCTAGAATAAGACTCTATCAATTTTTAAATTAACCGCAGGGCGGAGAAAAGGTGTTATATGTCAAAAGCTATTGAAAACCCATATGAAAATTTTATTGCATTATCTAGATATGCAAGATGGATATCAGATGAAAACAGAAGAGAAACATGGGGAGAAACAGTAGATCGTTATTTTAACTTTATACTGGATTATCTAAAAAATAACTTTAACTATACACCTAATAAAAAGCTTGTAGATGAATTAAAAAAATTTGTATATGATAGAAATGTAATGCCTTCAATGAGATCAGTAATGACTGCAGGTCCTGCATTGGATAGAGATCACGTTGCAGGATATAACTGCTCATTTGTTCCAGTTGATTCACCTCGTTCATTTGATGAAACTATGTATATCTTAATGTGTGGAACTGGAGTTGGATTCTCGGTTGAATATAAGTATGTCAATAAACTTCCGTCCGTCCCAGAATCATTTGAAAAGTCTACTACTGTAATTGTTGTTGAAGATTCAAAGAATGGATGGGCAAAAGCTTATCGTGAACTTCTTGCAATGCTTTGGGCAGGACAAGTTCCAGTAATCGATGTGTCAAAGCTTCGCCCAGCAGGTGCACGTCTTAGGACAATGGGGGGACGTTCATCAGGCCCTCAGCCATTAATTAATCTTTTTGATTTTACAATCGCAAAGTTTAAATCAGCAGCAGGTCGTCAATTGAAACCTATTGAGGCACACGATATAATGTGTAAGATTGGCGAAGTTGTAGTTGTTGGCGGGGTTCGTCGTTCTGCAATGATTTCTTTGTCTAACATCAACGACATTGAAATGGCAGCGGCAAAATCAGGAAACTGGTGGGAACACAATACGCAACGTGCTTTATCAAATAATTCAGTAGCATATTCTCGTAAGCCAGAGATGGAACAGTTTATTGCGGAATGGAAGAATCTATATGATTCAAAATCAGGAGAACGTGGCATATACAATGTGGCTGCTGCTCAAAAGCAGGCAGCAAGATGGGGACGTAGAGACCCTGAAATCCATTACGGAACCAATCCATGTTCCGAGATTATCCTCAGACCTTATCAATTTTGTAACCTCTCTGAAGTTGTAATCCGTGAAAATGATACTCTTGCAGAGATTGAAAACAAGGTACGCTTAGCAACAGTTCTAGGTACTTGGCAATCAACACTAACAGACTTCAAGTATCTTCGTAAAATTTGGAAAGATAACACAGAAGAAGAAAGATTGCTTGGCGTATCTATCACTGGTCAGTTTGGCCATAAGTTCATGTCTGGACAAGAAGGACTTCAAGAGCTTGGAGTTTTCCTATCAGAGATTCGTGATCTTGCCAGAAAGATAAATAAAGAAGAGGCGGGCAGAATCGGAATCAATGAATCTGCTGCTATTACATGTGTTAAACCTTCAGGAACAGTATCTCAATTAACTGGCGTATCTTCAGGCATGCATCCATGGCATTCTAAATACTATGTCCGTACGGTTCGTGGAGACAAGAAAGATCCACTATCAACATTCCTTAAAGAAGTTGGAATTCCAGTGGAAGATGACTTTATGAAGCCAAATGACACTTATGTGTTTTCATTTCCAGTAAAAGCACCAGAAGGTGCAATAGTTAGGGATGATTTAACAGCGTTAGATCATTTAAACACTTGGCTTGTGTATCAGCGTGAATGGTGTGAACATAAGCCATCTATTACTGTATCGGTTAAAGAAGATGAGTGGATGGAAGTTGGAGCATGGGTATATCATTACTTTGATGAGGTGTCTGGTATCTCATTCCTCCCGCATTCAGATCATTCATATAAGCAGGCTCCATATCAAGAAGTTACAGAAACAGAATATCTAGAACTTCTTGCCAAGATGCCGTCGTCAATTCGTTGGGAAGATTTATCTTTCTACGAGACAGAAGACGGAACAAGCGGAACACAAACTCTCGCATGTACTTCAGACGGAAACTGCGAGATTGTGGATATCACCGCTTAGTAGTATAATAGATTTGAGGGCAACCTCAAAATTCCTGGGCAAGGTGCCCAGATAAGGAGGTCTTTATGAAAGAAGATCTTAATCAGGACGGAAAGGTAACAATGCAGGAGAAAATTCTAGCAGCGTTAGCAAGCTATGGTCGCCATTTTCTTGGTGCCGCCATTGCTCTATACATGACTGGCAACACAGACCCAGGAGATTTAATTAAGGGTGGTATTGCGGCATGCTTGCCTGTTATTTTGAAGGCATTGAATCCAAACGAAAACTCTTTCGGGTTCACAAAAAAGGTATAATTTAGTCAGTTAATTAGGATAACTCCTGTGCTAAAATGGGCATAGGAGTTTTCCTATTTAGGAGATTTTCAGCAAATGGCAGTACAAAAAAATTGGGATGTGGATCAAGACACAACATTCACATTCGTAGTAGAGTATAAAGATCCAAATGACGCAGTCATAGATCTAACTGGCTCTACCGCAAAAATGCAGGTAAGAGATGCTACTGCACAAAAACTTGCTTTTACTTTAACATCCCCTTCAGGTGGAATAACAATAAACGGAGCTCAAGGCAAACTTACTGTTAAAATGACTCCAACTCAAACCAAAAAACTATTCTATCCAAAATCTCTCTATGATTTAATCATTGTAGATTCTAATTCAAATAGAATAAAACTTCTTGGTGGCTATATTTCAATTCAGAGGACTATTACGGTATGACAGAAAATAAAGTAATAGTAAATAGTGTAGATAATAAACTAATTATTTCTAGTCCAGGTCCACAGGGTCCCAGAGGTAGAACTATATTAAATGGAAATGGTATTCCTTCAGAGAACCTAGGACTAGAGGGAGATTTTTATTATGATAAGGATACTACAAAATTCTATGGTCCTAAACCAACAGACTCAACATGGGCTGGGGCCACTAGCTACCATCTAAATGCCACCTTTGTTTATTCTTGGGAGATGGCTCAAATTACAGGACCAGTTGCTGGAGTATATTCTGTAGTTATAAATCACAATTTGGGGATGAAGCCAAATATCACAGTAAAATCAAGCGCTGGAGATGTATTAGAAACAGGGATAGACTATAATAATAACAACACTATAACACTGACAATGGCTCAACCATTCTCAGGGACAGCGCACCTGTCTTAGAGGAGCAAGTAAATGGCAAGAAAATTTTTAGTTAGCGTTGACCTCAATAAGAATGAGTTACAAAACGCACGAATTCAGAACCTAGGTTCGGCTCCGTCGTCCCCAGTTTCTGGTCAAATTTATTATGATACATCGAACAACACGATGTACTACTACAATGGATTAGCATCACCAGACGGTCCATGGGTAGCAATGAATGCTTCAACAGAAGCAGTTCAAGATATTATT